CAATGGCGAGTACTTTGCTATCGGTGTCGGTGGCGCTCTTGCTGGGCGCGGTGCTGATCTTTTCATTATTGACGACCCACACTCTGAGCAAGAGGCTAAAACTGGACGGCCCGATGTGTTTATTCCTGCTTGGGAATGGTTTCAGTCTGGCCCTCTCCAGCGCCTTATGCCGGGAGGCGCGATTATTATTGTTATGACCCGCTGGTCAAAGCTGGATTTGACTGGCCAGATCATCAGCCAGATGGGCCGCGAAGAAGGAGTAGACCCTTGGGAAGTGGTTGAATTTCCTGCAATCCTGAATGAAAAACCGCTTTGGGGCGACTTCTGGTCAATTGAAGAGCTACTGTCTAAAAAGGCAGGTATGGATGTGCGGTACTGGGAAGCCCAGTATATGCAGAACCCGGTGTCTGAAGAAGGCGCGCTTATCAAGCGGGAGTGGTGGAAGATATGGGATCAGGATAAAGACCCACCCAACTGCGAGTTCATCATCATGAGTCTGGATGCTGCGCAAGAAGCCAACACCCGGGCCGATTACAACGCCCTGACCACATGGGGCGTGTTCATGAATGAAGAATCAAAGAACTACAACATCATCCTGCTCAATGCCATAAAGAAGCGTTTGGAGTTCCCAGAGTTGAAGAAGATGGTCCTTGAAGAGTACAAAGAGTGGGAGCCCGATGCGTTTGTTGTGGAGAAGAAATCCAACGGGTCGGCGCTGTACCAAGAATTCCGGCGTATGGGCGTGCCGGTCAGTGAATTTACCCCGGGCAAAGGACAGGATAAGATATCCCGCGTCAATGCTATTTCTGATTTGTTTTCAGCAGGAATAGTATGGGCCCCTGACCGTAGGTGGGCCAGAGAGGTCATTGAGGAATGCAATGACTTTCCTAGTGGTGTGAATGATGACTTGGTTGACTCCACATCACAGGCTCTGGCGCGCTTTAGGCAAGGGGGATTCATCAAGCTCCCAAGCGATGAACCGGAAGACATAAAGTGGTTCAAAGGGCATCGCGGACGTGAACGGTTCTACACAGTATGACTACACAGAAGTTTATGGGCAGAGGGCAGTTGATAGACCGGCTTGCAGCGCAAGTGGGTAACCGTGATGCCGCCGTAAAAATACTTCAGGAACGTGGGCACTTAAAGGCAGATGGCAAGACTTTCACTGCTGAAGGCGCACGACGCAACCAGATGACAGCAGAAGAGCGGGCATTAGACCGAGTGTCTAAGAAGACAGGCCGCAAACCGCAGGACTTTAGATATAACCGCTCGACAAACCGGGCAACTTTGAAGGATTGATATGGCTACAAGTTCTATGGATAAGAGTCTCTACCAAGCCCCGATGGGGCTGGAGGAAATGATGGGGGCTCCAGAAGTGGAGATTGAAATCGAAGACCCCGAGTCAGTAAGCATTCACGCAGGGGACATGGACATTGACCTGTTGCCCCACAAGGAGAACAGCGAGGACTTTGACATAAACCTCGCTGAAGAGATGGATGACTCAGACTTGCAGTCCTTGGGCGAGGACTTGGTGGCTGACTTTGAAAAAGACTTGATGGACCGCAAGGACTGGATAAAGACCTATGTGGACGGGCTGAAGCTGCTAGGACTGAATTACGAAGAGCGGACTGAGCCTTGGCAAGGGGCTTGTGGCGTGTTCCACCCGATGCTGACTGAGAGTGTGGTCAGGTTCCAAGCAGAAGGAATGATGGAGACTTTCCCCGCAAGCGGGCCGGTCAAGACCAAGATTCTTGGTAAAGAGACGAAGGAACGGGAGGAGTCAGCCATCCGTGTCCAGAACGATATGAACTACCAGCTTACCGAGGTAATGACTGAGTACCGCCCGGAGCATGAGAAGCTGCTGTGGTCGCTGCCCTTGGCAGGTTCTGCGTTCAAGAAGGTCTACTACGACCCCAGCCTTGGGCGTCAGGTAGCTATGTTTATCCCCGCTGAAGACATCGTCGTACCGTACGGGGCTCCCAGCTTGGAGCGTTCGGAACGCGTAGCGCACGTCATGCGTAAGACCGAGAACGAGGTCATCAAACTACAAGAAGCTGGGTTCTATCGCGATGTGGACCTAGGTGAGCCGGGCTACGAGATAGACGACATTGAAAAACAGAAGGCCGAAGAAACCGGCATGTCTGCAACTCAGGATGACCGCTACCGAATTCTGGAGATGCACGTTGACCTTGACTTGAAGGGGTATGAGCACAAGAACAAGAAGGGCGAGCCCACGGGCATTGCGCTGCCGTATGTAGTCACTGTAGACAAATCCACATCCACTGTTCTAGCTATTCGGAGGAATTGGTATGAAGACGATGAGTTGCACTCAAAACGACAGCACTTTGTCCACTACCAATACATCCCCGGTTTTGGCTTCTATGGTTACGGTCTTATCCACCTTATCGGCGGGTACGCGAAAAGCGCGACGATGCTTATCCGTCAACTCGTGGATGCAGGCACACTTTCGAACCTACCCGGGGGTCTCAAATCTCGTGGTCTCCGCGTCAAAGGTGACGATACACCAATCCAGCCCGGAGAGTTCCGAGATGTAGACGTACCAAGCGGGTCTATCCGCGACAACATCCTGCCGCTTCCGTACAAAGAACCGAGTCAGGTTTTGTTTGCTTTGTTCCAGAACATCGTAGAAGAAGGCCGCTCCTTCGCTTCCAGCGGGGATATGAATGTGTCTGACATGTCGGCGCAGGCCCCAGTTGGTACGACGTTGGCCCTACTTGAGCGTACGCTCAAAGTGATGGGGGCCGTACAGGCCCGCATTCACTACACCATGAAGCAGGAGTTCAAACTGCTGAAAGTCATCATTGCTGACTACACGCCGGAAGAGTATAGCTACGCTCCTGAAGACGGTACAGACAACGATGACGAAGATGACCGTCGGGCCAAGAAGTCTGACTACGACTCGGTTGAAGTCATTCCGGTCAGCGACCCCAACGCAGCCACAATGGCGCAGAAGATTGTGCAGTACCAAGCAGTGATGCAGTTGGCGCAGCAGGCTCCGCAGCTATATGACTTGTCGTTCTTGCACCGTCAGATGATTGAAGTGCTGGGCGTTAAGAATGCAGACAAGCTGGTCAAGGTTGAAGACGACGCAGTACCCACCGACCCAGTAACGGAGAACCAGAACGTGCTGATGGGTAAACCTGTTAAGGCGTTCATTGAGCAGAACCATCAGGCGCATATTGCCGTACACATGGCTGCTATACAGAATCCGAAACTACAGCAGTTGATGCAGCAGAACCCGGCAGCACAAGCTCTGATGTCAGCGGCGATGGCCCACATCAACGAGCACATTGCACTAGAGATGCGCAAGCAGATAGAGACGGCTATGGGCTTCTCTATTCCTAGTGAAGAGGCTAACAAGCGGATTACTCCAGAGCAGGCGGACCAGATTGCAGTCATGTCGGCGCAAGCAGCGCAGCAGATTTTGCAGCGTGACCAGCAGGAGGCCCAGCAGCAACAGGTTCAACAGCAGATGCAGGACCCGATTATCCAGATGCAGATGCAAGAGCTTCAGCTACGTCAGCAGGACTTGCAGTTGAAAGCCCAGAAACAAGCGGGCGAGATGGCAGCTAAAGCTGACCAGCTTCGCATCGAAGAGGCGCGGATTGCAGCCCAGAAAGAGATTGCAGCGATGCAGGTCGGTGCTCAGTCGGCACAGGCAAAAGACAAACTAGAGAAACATATGGAGCTTGAGGGCACCCGCATCGGCGCGGATATTGCCAAACATAAAGCCCAGATGGCCTCGCAGCAAGCTACGGCACGACAGAATCAATTTAACCAGCAGAAAGCCAAACCTGTTAAGAAGGATTGAATATGGAAGCGTACCAAATCTTCAAGTACATGATGAATGAACTTAACACTATTCGCTCTGAGCAAGCCCTCTTTTTGGCTTCTGGAAGAGCAACTAGTCATGACGAGTATCGTCATGTCTGTGGGGTAATCCGGGGTCTAAACCACGCAGAAAACATTGTCAATGACCTCGTGCAAAAAATGGAGAAATCTAATGAGTGAATTTGATGTCGCTGCGGTTGACTTGTCTGGTGTTCTGAACAAGAGCCCGGAGGAGAAAGCTAAACAGCTGCCGGACCCTAAAACATTTCGTCTTCTGTGCGTTGTACCAGAAGCAATGGAAGAGTTTGCGGATAGTGAAATGGGTTTGATTAAACCCGGGCAGACCATGCATTTTGAAGAAGTACTGACCCCAGTGCTATTCGTGATGAAAATGGGTCCTGATGCATTCAAAGACGAGACTAGGTTTCCCAGTGGACCATCTTGCAAAGTAGGTGACTTTGTCATCGTTCGCCCCAATTCAGGCACTCGTCTGAAGATTCACGGTCGTGAATTCCGCATCATCAATGATGATTCGGTAGAGGCTGTTGTGGAAGACCCGCGCGGTATCCAACGCGCTGCTTAAGGAGTAATCATGGCTACTGCTAAATTTGACGACGAGGAATTTACATTCCCTGATGAAGTGGACGCAAAGAAGTCTGCGGATGAAGAAAAGTTCGACATCGAAATAGAAGACGACACCCCAGCGCAGGACCGTGGGCGCAAGCCTATGAAAGAGCCTGTGGACGAGGTCACCGATGAAGAATTGGCGTCCTACGACGAGAAAGTCCAGAAACGGATAAAGAAATTTACCCGTGGGTTCCATGACGAACGCCGTGCCAAGGAAGAAGCCTTGCGCGAACGCGAAGCTGCCGTGGAGTTTGCAAAACAAGTCTACGAAGAGAACAAGCAGCTACAACAACGCCTTTCTACTGGTAGCGAGGCATATATTGCCCAAACCAAGAGCGCAGCCCAAATAGAGTTGGAATCTGCGAAGGAAAAGCTGAAAAAAGCCCATGATTCGGCAGATACCGACGGTATTGTGGCCGCTCAAGAAGCCATTACCAAGGCGACTATCAAGGCTGAACAAGCCCAAAATATGCGCCCGGTAAGGGTGGAAGAGAAAGAATTCCGTCCTCCGGTACAGGAAAAACCCCAAGACAATACACCTCCACGGGTTAAAAAGTGGGTGGAGGCAAATAGCGATTGGTGGGGTAGAGATGAAGAAATGACAATGACTGCTATGGGCATTGACAAGAAGCTTCAAAGAGAGTATGGTGCCGATTATGTGGGTACTGAAGAGTATTTCCGCACCATCGATAAAACGATGCGCAAACGATTTCCTGAGCATTTTGAAGATGCTCAGAGCAACGAGGAAGATGAACCGCCTCCAAGAAAAAGGACATCAGAACCGGACGAGGACGAAACTCCCCGCCGTGCAAGATCAGCTACTGTTGTGGCTCCAGCCGCACGTAGTACCCCACCGGGGCGTATCAAATTGAAGGCTTCTCAAGTTAGCGTTGCTAAAAAGCTTGGGGTAACCTTGGAACAATACGCTAAACAGGTTGCTTTACTTAATAGAGGTTAAAAATGGCAGAAGTTCAAAATCGGCTAAATCGCGAAATGGAAACTCGGGCGAAGTACTCTAGGCCAACAGCTTGGCAGGAACCTTCGGTGTATCCTGAACCGGACCATCGTCCGGGTTGGGCCCATCGTTACATTCGCATCAGCTTGTTGGGGGCATCCGACCCGTCTAACATCTCTCTTAAGTTGCGCGAAGGATATGAACCCTGCAAAGCAGAGGACTATCCCGAGCTAATGGTACACGCCGCTGTTGATGGACGCTTCAAAGGCAACATCGAAGTTGGTGGCTTGTTGTTATGCCGGATTCCAGAAGAGTTTATGGTTCAACGCGAATCGCATTTCGCCAAGAAAAGTAAACAGCAGATGGAATCAGTAGACAACACATTCTTACGTCAGAGTGACCCGAAAATGCCTCTGTTCGCAGAGCGCAAGTCGCAAGTTACTTTTGGTTCTGGTTCTTAATTTAGGAGTCTTTTATGGCTTATCCGGT